TTCTTGCCATAGCAGAATGTTACCTGTCAAGCAAGATGTTATAGATCTCATCGACTCGCGTGTTGAGTCTTTTGATCTCAGACAACAGGTGGGTAATTACATAGCCAGACAAGCCACCGAGAGCTGCGATAGTGGCAAGGTAAAGGGTGAAGAAGTCTGACTGTGTCACTTCTTAATTCCCATAGCAGGATCATTAGGTGATAGGTAGCGCAGTACAGGTGGAAGGATTGAAGCAACGCCTGCGGCAATGAGAGCCTTAGGATCTGTGACCCCAGCTGCTGCCATTGAGATTACTGCTACTAGAAATGCTCTAGCCCATGAGCCTGCTGCTGTCTTTAGTTCATTCATTATTCTCCACCTAACATAGATACTTGAAAAAAAGCCCCATTATTGTCAGCTTCTTTCTTAAAGCTAACATGCATGTGCTTAGTGTGTTTGTTAGCCCCTGTGTACTTGCGCCACTTCCAGTTGAGGATGTGCGAGCAGATTCGTCCATCGTAAATGATGTAACTAATACGCTTGTCTGTTTTTGACTTGGACAAGGTACGAAGCTGATCAGCAAGATCTCCCATGATGTCTGGCTTACCGCCCTTGAATAGGTCTTTGTCCACATCAATGGCACGAACCCAGCCCTGCTCATCTGGATTATGATCTGACTTGCGAGCAGCGTGTCGGGTATCACCGATCCAACCATCCGATGCGCGGTCACGATCTGGGAACGAGTCATCGAACTGTTCGCGTAGTTGTATCGCTGCCTTAGACAGTCTTGGCTTCATTAGCCTTTAACTCATCGTAATACGCTTTTAGCATTGAAGTGAATTCGCCATTGCCATGATCAATAATTGCGTGTTCTACTGTTTCGCCCGCTGCGTTTTCAGTTTCAATAAAAGTAACATTGCTCATTTTATAACTCCGCACTAACACCAAAGAAACCATTGGCATTGTTTGTATAAAGGAAATAAGGACGATACTGCGTTAATGATGTTGAAGTAGCATCAAAAGAAATGATTGTGCCAGTTGATGCAAAAGTTGCTCCAAGTGTTAAGGCTGAAACTGTTTGACCTGTAACTCCGTCATAGATCACAATGTTAGAGTAATCTAAAATGTCTGGACCTTTGCGCATTGTCGTTGGACACATAACAGAAAAGACTGCTGCGGTCGTGCTCTTAGCAGTTCCAAATGTTGAAATCACACCTGAATTACCAGGTGATACTCTCCAATAATAACGCTGGCACAATGACAATTCGCCTTGCAATGTACCGCTTGCAGTATCAAATGGAGTTGCCTTCGATCCGTACTCAAGCTGCACACCCCAAATATCTACTGTAAAAGTTGCATTGTTTGGCAGACCAAAATTAATTGTAAGTTGATTATCGGAACCGCCTACTGTTTTTCCAGAAATTGAAGGAATGCTTACTGTTGCTGAGAATCTCTGCCAAGAAGTTGTTAAGTTAAAACCTGAAGAAATTGTGCCTGCGACTAATGAACTTCCACCTGTGCCAAAATACTGCTCGTAACCTGATGTAATGGTGGTGTTTGCTGCCGCTTTTCCCCAAAAAGAGAAAGTGACTGTTTGACCAGCAAAAGTGCGAACATCTTCAATCTTTTGTTTGATTTGGGTGTAAGTTGCACTAGTTCCTGCGACAGTTTGATTCCAGCGCAAAAAGAAAGATCCTTCGTATCCTGCTACGGGTGCTGCTCCAGCTGTAAATGCTTGCTGAGTGACTGTTCTCGTTGCTCCAGAGCCGTTGCCTGTCGCGATCCATCTATCGGCTGTAAATACATCTCCTGAATTAGGAGTGAATGATGTGCCGCGTTGCCAGATGTTGAAGTCACCATTGATAATCTTATTTTTGCCAGCTTGACCGAAGCCAATATTCCAGACAGAAGTGTCAATAGAATCGCCAAGGGTGCGAATGTCTGCTGCACCATTCTTAACAAGGCTTGAGTTATCTGGCTCAGCCCATCCATAGTTCGGTGATAGTGCCATTTAGGTTAGTGCTCCTGTCGCATTTGTCCATGTAAGTGTACCATTTACGCCTGTCCAAGCTAGAGAGGCGGGCAATACTGTTTCCCACTGAGTCGTGCTGAGTGAGAAGTCTGTAGCTGAGACATAAAGAGTTATGTCCACATAAGTAGGGGTGGCGTTGAGTGCCACATTTTCAACAAAGCCGTCAAAGATTCCGCCAAGTAAATTGCTAGGTAGATTGTTAATAAGTACAGGCTGACCAAAAAAGACACCGATAAGGCTGTCAAGCATCGCACTCGGCATGTCTGGATTATCTAGACGAAAGCGAATAGCACCTAATGATGCTCGTGGCGTTGCACGCAATTTAAGCTCTCTAGAGGCGATATCGGTGATGTCTGCAAGGTTCTTAATGTTAGATTCGACTGACCGCTCAAACAGCCCGTAGGAGGCTATGGAGTCTGTGTCAGAGGTGCTGTAGGTTGAGGCGTATCCTGTGGCGTATTTGTAGATAAGGCTGTTACGGATGCGAGCAACCTGAGTTGTGGATGTGATAGAACTTGGTGTTGCATACGAGCCATCGAGGTTAGTAAAGCCGTTTGCTGCAAGGTAGTTAGATCTGTGATCGGCATCATCATATGAGACATCCCCGTCCTTTTCCTCGTAGAGCTGACCAAGTGCGCTGTTAGCAATCTGATCTGCAAGAGTCTGAGACTTCGCAGTAGCACTAGCTGCAAGAGCGATCATTGTGTAAAAGCCTGTGTCGATAGTGCCAATAGATGATTCTGCATCTAGCCATGTCTGTGTGGCTGGATATGTATCCCATGTAACTGTAGGTGTGACCTCTGCCCATGTAAGGTTTAGGGCTGCGCCTAAGATGTCTGCAATCTGCTCGCCATCTAATTCTTCTATTAGAGCTGTGTTATAGACAGCCTTAGTCAGTTTAGCCAGAGAGCCGATGCCTAGAATCTTGCCTGTGGTTATGTAGCCAGTTTCTTCTGGGCTACGCACGCCAACATTGAAGTCTGATACTTCTCCACCGAATACAGTCACATAAGTGCCAGTGGAGTTCTTAAGCTCTAAAGTAATCGGCTCTGTAACATTGATGGTAAAAGGCGAATTGTCTGTGTTAATAATCTCTACTTGGCAGTAACCTGCTGTAGGTTGGCGATCAATGTCTAAGCGACCAGATGCAAACGACACAGAGGTGACAGTCGTATAGACATCATCACCTACTGTTACGCGCCACTCTGGAAGCCATGTCATGCGATTGTTAGCGTTCCTCGGTCTCGCGCTTCGCGTAGCACATTGTCAATAGCCTCTGCGATAGCGTTAGGGTCTCCGATACCTGCCTGCACTGTAATGTTATATTGATTAGCAGCTTGTGCAGCATATCGCGATCCGCTGACCGCACCTGCTACCCCTGCTCCACCCGCTAAACCTTGCAACAGGGATGACCGAGCAACATCCTCTAAATTGAATGTGCCACCCATCTCGAATGGAGTATTAAGCAAAGATGGCTTTGTCATATTTGTAGGAGATTGAGCTGCTAACTTGCTTAAGTGTAAATCTTCTACAGTCATGCCTGCTGCAGCACCTGTGCCACCTGCTCCAGTTGTTACACCAGTTGTCCCAGTTGTTGGCGGCTTAACCCCTTGAAGTCTGATCAATTCCAACATCTTAGCGATTGCAGCATCTAGGTTAGCCAGATTGATTAAATCTGCTGGCTTGAGGCTTTCAAGGATAGACTTGATGTCTGAAAGTTTAATGCTCTGACCAGTTAGCGCACCAAGCACCTTAAGATCTGCATTGAGTTTGTTAGTCGCAGCAACGATAGATGCTTCATCTTTTGAGGCGATGGCATCTTCTAGCGCAAGGATTGAGCGCTTTACATTCAGGCGAGCAGTATCGTTAGCAATCTGTAAAGCCTGTGATGCGCTTGTTGCTTTACCCAGTTGCTCAGCCTGATTAGTAAGAGCTGCTGCGATCTGGATCTTATCCATGTCAAAGACTTCTTCACCCTTGAGAAGGGCAAGGTTAGCCTTGTCGATTGCTTGCTGGAGTTTTTTGTCCTTAGTGATCTTGGCTTGAGCTGCTGCTTGCTGCTGTGTCAGTCGTGTAATCTGCGCTTGTTGTCTAATTTGGACTTGACCTGAGATAGTCATCGGTGTGGTAAAGGGTCTTGGTTCTTGCTTAAACTTCTCAAATGCATTTAACAATGTGACGATGCCTAATGGATCACCAACAGTTTTACTTAGCACAGATGATAAAAGTCCACCAACAAGAGGTATATTCTTTAATTCATCTACAAAGTAAGCTGCACCGATAGTGGCGTTTTGTAATTTAATGCCAAGCTTATCTATCTCAGAAGTTGTCTTAGCAAGTCCTTGCTCACCATTAAGAATGTTCAAGGCTTCGATTAAACCGACACCGATAGATTCCTTAAAGTTCTCAGTGGCAACTGCCAGTTTATCCATCGAACCTTGATAACTGTTTGCTGCTGCTGTTGCTGATCCGGCAAAGGTTGCAGATAACTGGTCGGTGATTTCTTTGAAAGATTTGCTCTTAAGGTCTGCCTTTGAAATACCTACGCCCAAGCGGGAAAGTGCTGTGTTGTTTCCTAAGAAAGCACGACTCAAGGCTTTAGTGACTGCGTTTAAGTCTAAAGAATTGGCGGCACTTACATCTAAAGCAATGCCCATCAAGCGTTGAGCCTCAGCAGAATCGCGTGTGGCAACAGCTAAAGTCTGATAACTGGGACGAAGGAGATCATCCACAATTCCAAACTCGCTCTGGAGTCTTTGGATGTAGGCTTCAGAAGTTGCTGCATCTCTACCTAAGCCCACATTCTTAAGGGCTAGGGCTAATTGTTGCTGAGCCTTCTGATCGGCTGCTGCTGCTTTAACGGCAGCCTTGCTATAAGCAAGGACAGCAGTTGCTCCAAATGTCAGACCAAAAGTAGCTGCTAATTTCTTTACATTTTTACTAAGTTTATCTGTAGCAGTATCTGCTTGCTTAAACGCTTTATTGCCTGTGAACTCCGCTGCAATATCAATCATCACATTAGCCATGATTTACACCTTTGCTCTCGCGTTTAGTTTGTTAGCTGCGCCCTTAATTGCTGCTAAAACTGCTTCTCTAGCTTTGCCGTTATTCTCCTCGTATGCACGGAATAAGGCACGACCTTCCATCTTTTGATCGCCCTTCATCTGTGAGCCATACTTGTTGTTCTGATTCTGTACAAAGCGACTGCTCGGGGTCTTACGCCCCATAGTCTCGTAAATTGCTCCAGCTGCACTCTTATTGAATACGCGAGCAAGGGATCTAAAGCCTCTACGATTAGGCTTAGAAGGTGAAGTTTTATAGCCAACACCAGCTTTAACAATGCGAGCATTGTAACTAGGGAATCGAGCTTGAGAGTTTTCTCTGGCAAGCCATCCGCTCAGCACTTGACCATCATCAGGGAAATAGCCTTTAGCCGTTTTAGTAATAGGCTTGAGAGCCCCAGCAATTTCCTTCTGGGTTTCTTTGGCAAGATCTGGAGCGAACGCACGGAGAGCCTTGCGAAGTTTAACGCCGCCCTTTACGCTTGCTGGCATCGCTCACCTCTTTCGCTTCATCCTTGAGCCCTTGCACTAATGCATCGAGCATGGTCTTATCTAGATCTAATAACTGCTGTGGCGCGATTCCCAATCTAATGCTTAGCCTAGCGATTAGATAGGTGAACGGAAGATCGCGCTTTAAGCTAAAGGGTCTGAGTCTAATACCTCAACACTCTTAAGTGTCTCGATAAACTCAATCCCGAAAGGCTTAACAGTTTCACCTGACCTGCGTGTTACTTCCCATGCTAACCAATAGACATCGCTCTGCTTTTCTTCATCGCGGAACGCCTTATGGAAGCCCTTTTTAGCGTACTGCTCAAATGAGTACTCCACTGCTGGAGTGATCTCGCCTTCCAATACGCTTCCATCTGTACGAACGATCTTTAGTTTTGCCATGAGTTTGCCCCTTTATAGTTTGTTTAGAATGTGCCTGTTGTGGCGACTGCAACTGTTGAGTTAGCAGTAAATGTGATCGACTGTGTGGACATATCGCCAACAGCACCATTGATGTCTGTTGTGTTGTTCACTAGCAATGACACTGTGTAAAGAGGGTTAGTAGCAGATACTGCTGTTCCCTTTTCCTGTAGGAATACACATGTGACTGTTGTACCCCATGCAGCTTGTAGTGTTGCCAATACATTCGCTGATGCTGTGTCGTTTAAGAAGTCGATTGTTACAGATGATGCTTCCAAGCCCTTAACGAACTTGTGTGCTGTGTCACCCATTGCAGTTACTTCTAGCTCATCGAATGTGCGGTTAAGAGTGATTGATGTGACATGGTCAGAAAGATCAACAGTGTTAATCTTCACGCCGACCTTGTTGTTTAGAAATACAGCCATGAGATTATTCCTCGTCTTTCTTAGTAGTTACTGGCTTTGGTGCTGGTGTGCTTACTTGCCCGATTTTCTTCAGGAAGTCAGCGTTTTCTTGTTCCCACTCGGACATGTTTAGCTCCAACTCGTTAGGATTGATACGGACATCTCGCAGCTGAGTAGGTCACCCGATGCAGCGTTGAGAATACTTGGTGCGCTTATCGCGCTTACATTATAGGTCAAAGATGATGCTGCGAGCTTTGCGAACACGCCACAGACTGTGTCCTCGATGCCGTTAAGGTTTCCCTCGTTGTCAAAAAGTGGCACTGTCATGATGATCTTAAAACTAGCCATTGGGCTAATGCCAATGTGTTGATTGTTGCTAGGTGTTAAATAAGGATCATCTGGAGACACAATTACAGAGTTAGCCAGGACTGTTGCAGGTGGAAACGCAAAAGTCTGCCACTTGGCATTGTCTACTAAAGCAGTTGCTAAAGTGGTTCTAAGAGTAGTGACGGCAACAGGCATCAGCCCACCATCGAACGCGGATCAAGTGCGTGAGCGATCAATCCTCGCACCTTAGCGAGAAGCTGTGCGCTCATTCGGTAAGGGCTTGGCTGGAAATCGACAGCATTTGAGCCGCTCAAAGTTGCGGTGCGTGCTTGCCAGATTTCAACAGATATCATTAAAGCTGCATTCTGAACTGCTGTATCTGTTGTCCAGTCTGTGTAATTTGTCGCTGTAACTTTACCAAAAGGTGCAATAGGATGGACTGGCTTAATGGCAGCGTGATTTGTAACCATTGTTATTGAGTAAGGTGTAACCGCTGTTATAACTTTTGATCCGTTAAAGGAAGAGCCACATCCAGTTATTGTAACTGTCTGTCCAACATAATAAGTGTCTATAAGTTCTTGATCAAAGTAAAGCGTTC